CTAACGCCGACAGTCCCGTTTTCCACTCACTGAGTTGGTCAACCAGCGGCTTAATTTGCTGCCAGATATCTTTAAACATCGGGCCAACGGTATCCCAGTTCGCCACGATCAGAGCACCCGCACCGATCACCAGCGTCAGCAATTTACCCAACGGCGTCATGTTCATCGCAAAACCCATGAACTTAACTGCCTTGCCGACCGCCGTGACGCCAATCGCTACCCCGGCCAGATAAACACCCAACTTAAAGGTGGTTTTAATCAGTTCTGGATTCACTTTCGCCCATTTATAGATGGACGATATGAACGGTTTTAACTGCTTAATTCCCTGATTGAGCGGAGGTAAAAATACGTCCCCCACGGTAATGCCCAGCGCGTTTACCTGGTTTTTCAGTAGCTGGATCTCGTTAGCCGTTGTCGCCGCGCGTGATGCATACTCTTGCTGCATTGAGCCGGCGTACTGCTGTTTGTCCGTCACCTTGTCAAAGTTTTTTGTCAGCAAATCGAGGTTCGTTAGCAACGGCGCAATAGCTGCTATGGATTCGCGGCCGAAAAGGATCTCTAGGGCAGACGCCTGTTTTGCCTTTGGCAGATTGCCGATCGATTTAAGTACGCCCAGCATGGCCGTTTTCGAATCTTTCTGCATGTCCGCTGCTAACTTTTTCGGGTCAATTTTCAGAGCCTTATACACTTTCTTTTGTAAACCAGATGCGCGCCCTGAGTTCATAGAAAGCATAAAGTTCTTGATGCCCGTCGCGGCAATATCGGATTCAATCCCCATGCCAGCGATCGTTGCCCCAAGCGCGGCAATACCGCCAGAGGAAACACCCGCCACATTACCCAGAGGGCCAATTCGGGTCACAATATCGGATATTTTCTTTGAACTGGCTGGGCCGGTATTGCCCAGATAGTTAATCTGATCGGCAAGGCCTCTCACATTATCCTGAGACATTTTAAAAGAGGTGCGCCATTGGGCCATCATCTGCCCGGACTCTTCCGCAGTCTGGTCAAATGCCACACCCATTTTAATTGCGTCGGTCGCGAATGCGCGCAGTTCGCTACGTGCTATGCCAGACTGGCCGCCAGCGGCATAAATCTGCGCGATCCCCTCGGCCGCCATCGGCAACTGAGAAGACAAATTCAGCACGTCAGCGCTCATATCTTTAAATTGCTGAGGTGTGTCGAAATTCACCACTTTGCGCACATCGGCCATCGCCGATTCAAAAGCGATCGCCTGATTAACCGGTAAGACAAACGCCCCCATCAGCGCGGCGCCGCCGACAGCAACGCCTTTCATGATGTCTTTGAACTCCCCTTTAAACTTACGCAAATCCTTTTGCATCGTGGTCAGCGTTGGAGAGAGCCGGTTAACACCGGTGATAATCGCCTTTAACTCAAAGCTGTCAGCCATCTCTACTCCTGTTCTTTACGGATGCGATATGCCTGTTCCGCCATCTCGTAAAGCCGGGATAGCGGACGGTTCTCAAGTTCAAAGGGGGAAATTCGCCAGAAGTAAGCCAGGTCGTAAATCAGACGCTTAAGCTCACTTATCCGGCTTTGGGCATGAAAAAACTGAGAACTCCATAAGCAGCTTTGACCAGATCAGGTGGCGACATTTGTTCAATACTCGACGGTGGCACTCCTGCCATATCAGGCAGATAACGCAATGCAGACTTCATGTCTACTTTGATTTCATTGTCATCCGTAGAGAAAAAGGGCATGCCGTTTTTCTCGATCTGCGCATAAGTCGGATCACTGAGTGTCAACTCACCTACTTCTTCACCGTGCGCGTTGATTGGCTTACTAAGAGTGATAATCATTGGTAAAAACCCTCTGTTCCGTGAAACTCGAGGTCGGCAGTACCTTCCTCGCCGTTGTGGTTTGCCTCACCGTGCAGCCAGGCATAAGAGAGGACGTACACCATGCCGTTGGCATACTCGGTGGTGATAGTCATCGCGTCGGATTTAACCAACTTATCCAGTGGAAAATCCTTGGGAACTTTGAAAGTTCCTTTGGTATAGGGTGCGCGGTGAGTTTCTTTGTAATCAACATCTCCGGCCATGCCCATTACATCATCACGGATCGCCGTGTTCATTGGGGTTTCAATGCCCCCGGTCAGCGAAAGCTGCTGTCCGTCAATTTTGAGGTAACAGGTACCTGCGATCTTTCCCATTTACGCACTCTCCGCAGCAGAATATTGAAGACGGAACTGGTTCTTGAGGGCAAACACGCGCAACTGATTGACGTAATCAGGCGGGAACAGCACATCAAGACGATTAGGGTTCGTCGCGTTACGCTCGACGATCAGATACTTTTTGAACACTGCGAAGTTTTCCACAATGCCTTCAAGCTCCATCTGCCGGTATTCCGCACATAACTCACCTTTAATAACAGCCGGTGTTACCACCGCCTGGCCGGGGCCAAAGCGGGTACCGTCGTCAGCGAGTTTGTGCCGTGGATATTTACTGGTAATGATGGATTTCAGTCGGCGGATCACGTAAGCACTGGTGTGCAGCGTTTCACTGTCGAAATAGCTGTTATCAGCAACCCCATAAACATTTTTCTTATAGGTGGTACGTTCACGCTGAATGTACAGAGCAGAACCCTGCGTGTAGGCCGTCGCAATACCATGACTCAGCAGGGACTGTTGCTCGCTGAGAATAAAACGGGCACCGACAGGTGCCGGATAGGCACCGGTAAGCTCCCCGGTCTGCGTTGGGCGTGCCGGATCAATGCGAATGAAAACAGCATTACGCGCTGTGCGGTACCCAACAAGTTCATCAGCGGCCGTCTGGGTTTTGGGCTCATATCCTGCAAGGCTGATATGCTGATTGTTAAAGGTATCTCCGATTGCCACTAATGCTGAGAGAGTACCAATCTTGGCCGCATAGACATGGCCATAGAGCTGCCGGATATAGCTCCAGCGGCCAGAGGTGTCGTTCATTTCCAGTGCCATCGTGTTCAGAGATGCAGAGTCATTGAATCCCACACCGATGTAATCAAACATCTCATCACCGAGCGCAGCGATCGCCGCTGTCAGTGTTGGTGAGCCCGCGCCGCCTGACATTGTAGTCATGGTGATATTCAGGCCTGTCGGCGTCACCTCGCTGCCGACCCGACCGAGATAGTTAAGTGCTACCGGAATATCGTTGCCATAAAGACCAGCATGTTTCGCGGTCAGCGTCACAACGCCCGCGGTGGCCGATGCGTTAACTGCAAGGTCAGGATTTGCCGTGATGCTGGCGACAATTGCCGCTGCTACGGTGGCTGCCGGATCATTCAGCGAAACGGCAACCGCGACGCGCTGATTACTGATGTACAGATTAACCGTGCCTGACTCCGATGCTGTACCGGCAATCGTTAGCGTGGAGGTTGCTTCTGTACCCTCAGGAGGCGTTACTGCAACAACCCAAAGCTCACCAAAGGGATCCACCGTACGATAGGCGGAAACCATTCGGTGTAACTGACTGCCACGCCCCGCCAGTTGTCCGGCAAGGTTCGCCGAAGGCATGATGGTTAAGGTGTTAACGGGAATTTCTGAATCAGAGGACGCATAACCCATGATCAATGCAGGGCCACTATCCTGTGTCGTATTGGCTGCTGAGCTGTCCATCTCCGCCCAAAACAGCGGGACGTTAAGATCGGGCTGGATTGTGTTCATACTAATGGTCATTTAGACGCCGCCTTTTTCCGTTGCACTTCGTTGCCAGTTTCCACCAGGCTATTTTCTGGCGAGGATTCAGGAACGGGGAATTCCCCCTTTTCAACATCGCCATCTGTCAGACGGCGATACCAGTAGTTACTGTCATCAACATTTCGCCCTGACTGGGGCAAAAAGTCGCCGCGAGCAGGGTCAGGAACTGACCGCCCGTCTTTAGGGATCACAAACATAGGGTTACTCGCTGTCTGAGAGGTTTATTTCGATATGGTGTTCGATGTTGCCATCGGGCTTTTGGGTATCATGGCGGATAAAATCAATATCAATACCAACCGAGGCCAGTTCCTCCAGGGCTTGAAGGTCATCCCACTGACGGGTTTCTTCGACACTGATCTCCCGCTTTGCTGAGAACTCAAACTGGTAATACAGCGCATGGCGGTTAAGTTCTAACAGCGTGCCGCCGTCATACTGGATCGGGTGATAGTTCTCATCAATTTCCCAGCCTAAGAGCGCCTGCCAGAGTTGAGCGCGAATTTCTTCTACCGCGTCATAACTTGACTGTCCACGCTCATCGGTTGAATTACTGAATACAACCACAACGGCAAAGCCGTCCGTGACTTCCTGCCAGTAGTCAGTCTGCGATTTGTTATCACCGGTATTGTCATCGAGCGGGATAACCCAGGCGCAGGGAAGTGAAAATTTCCCAACATCAGGCAGGGGTTTAAATTCTGCCGCACCTGCTACGCGATCCACGAAAACTGGGCATCGAAGCCGCAAGGCGGCAATCACAAGTGAGAGTTTCATTTTTTCTTGAGCCTCACCGACCGCTTAAGTTCGGTATAAAGAAGCCGTTGCGTTTGATAACGCTGATCGGCCAGTGCCTGAGCCATGAAGTTTTTTCGCGGTGCTAGCTTCCAGCCATTCCCGCCCGAACTCCCCCCCTTGTGTTTTTTCCCGCGCTTTGCGCCCCGGCGCACGCCGTAGTAAAGATAAGCAGGATAGAAATCACCGGTGATATGCCGCGATCCCTTGCCGTTCTTCTGGTTTGGCGCGATACGCGCCATAAAGCCCGATCTTTTGCCACTGGCTTTGGGGACGTAGTAGCCCAGAGATTTTGCCAATGCACCAGTGCGGTATCCCGGCGCTTCGCCTGCGTGTGATATGGCACGTCGCGCGACCAGCCGACGGGCATCACGTAACACATTTTGCCCAATTCGGATAAATGCACGACGGACTCGGGCACGGTTAAAGGTGACCTCTCCCGCGTTGGGGAAGTCCACGTGAAGAGAAAACGGGTCAGCCATCGTCGTTAATCTCCGACAGTTCTTCGCAACTGATTTGCAGAAAACGTTTTTGCCCGTTTAGTTTTTCCGCGCCTTTTACCCGGTAGACCATACCGCCGTGGATGATCTCGAAATCTGTATCAACCCCCTCCCGATATCGGATAGTTATTTTATGGGTGATAGCGTTGTCGATCTGCGCGGTGCCAATACGGACGGTGTCCCCTACTTGCCGCACTTTAGCCCAAGTTTTAAATTCACGGGAAAACTCAGGTTTCAACCAGGCTGTATCAACAGGCATATCGGTACGGCGGCGGAATTTAACCCGTTGATTCAGTTCACCGGAAGTAGGCGATCGGAATGTCGCACTCGACTCGGTCAGTCTTCTCAGGCTCATAAAGGGATATACCGATAAGGGCCAATCAGAAACTCAAAGCTCATTGGCGTTTCCGACTGCTCAAAATCACTGACAGAGGATCGGTTTTCATACCAGTGACTCACCAGATGCAGCATTCCAAGCTTGATATCAGCAGAAAGAACTAGACCATCAGGATCTGTATCGGGCACGGCATCGGGATACAGTGTCCGGTTTAGATAATTGGATGTTCGCTTTTCTGCTGCACCCGCATAAAGCGTTAAAAGCTCGTTTTCTTCCTCATCATCCTCATCAATGCGGCACTGTTTTTTAATTTCCGGCAGCGCTAAAAGCATTATCAGTCCCTCAATGGCGCGGCCCGTTGCCGGGCTGCGCGCATAAAAAAACCGCCGAAGCGGTGACAGTTTTTTGGTTTCAAAAGAGGGGCTTATTTCCCTGCGTCGGCACCTTTACCCGCCAGCGCCTTAATTGCCGCCGTATCCTCCAGCACGCAGTCAAAGCGATGGAAAGCGAGGAAGGCGGTCTGGTCAAACTCTGCGTAACGCTCAACAAGACGTTTTAACGTCATGTAAGCCACGCGGCGAACGATGAAGCGGTCAAAGTCACCGCAGAAAATAAACTTCTTGCCCGCGCCAATATCATCAATCGCCTGATCGATAACATATGGTACCTGCAGCACCGTGGCAGGCGCACCGCCGATAATCGAAGGAAGCCAAAGCGGTCGGCCCTGCCCGTCTTCCATTTCCTCAATGAGTTTCAGGGTTCCATCGTTAAACGCCCAACGGAATTTAGCGCCGTTGCGATAGGCCGGGTCGATCGCATGTTTCAGGGCATTCATCTCTTTCCAGGTGAACGCCGTTGCCGATGCGGTGGTCGTGGTACCCGTAACCGATGCCGCCAGCCCCTTCGGCTGTAGCGGACTGCCCGCGCCGGTACCCTTCACCAGATATTTAGCTTCGCCGCGGCTGATACGCTGAGAAATACGGCCTGCCAGATAGGCTTCGATATCCACACCGCTGTCCAGCAGCAGCTCGTTAGAAACGCGGATGATTTTTGAGGACAGTTTTTTCGCACCGAGATTGGCAGTACCGAACTCTGCATCTTCCTCACCGGTTTCAGTATTTTCGCCCAGCAATTCACCTTCTTCAGCGGTACCGTCGGAGGTCGCCCAGCTTATTTCCTGCCCGGTAGAGGTGTTGAGGATCTGCGCCACGCTGGCAATGCCGCCATAGGCTTTCATTGAATCGACAATTTTATTCAACATCTGAGTCGGCACGGTGTAGCCGCCCTTCTCATCAGGTGTGGTTCCCTGCGCGCGGAGCTCGCGCAGTGCTGCGCGCTCTTCAGTATTCATCTCACCGATGCCATGGCGCAAAAACTTATCAAATGCAGCAACGCGTTTTTCCTGCTGTTGACCTTCAGGTGAGCGCTTACCCTGCTCCTGGCGCTGTTCCTGCTCCTGACCTTCGACGCCCTGCTGATCTAAGTTACGCAGCTCTTCTTCACGACCAATTTTATCATCAAGCTGCTGAAGTTCCGTCTTGGCTTGGTTCCACTGTGTGCGCTGCTCATCCGTCCACGCGGTTTCACCGATTTTCTCGTTGAGCGCACGCATGTCGGTGGCGATGGTGTTACGTTTTTGTTTCAGTTCATGCAATTTCATGGTTTACCTCAGGCGTTAATAAGAGTCAGCAGGCGCTCACGCGCCATCTTTTCGTTAATGGCTTTTTGCAGCGCACCGCTTTCACGCGCTTCCTGCCAGGCTTTCATCGACCGGACGCCAGAATCAGCATCCTGATAAGCAGGGTACGTCACCGGGCTGACGTCGAATAATCGTGAGAATTTGCTAATTTCGCGAATAACGACGCCTTCGTCGTCCTCATACCAATGATCGCCATCTCGGGCGATGCGGAAGGCAAAAGAAGACTGGTTAATGTCGCCACGCTGCATCGGGGCGATAACCAGATCACGAATGGTCTGAGTTTCCGGCGAAACAATGTTGTATTGCAGGCCACGTTCATCGACCGACAGAGTGAGCGTATTAGCCGAGGTGCGACCGAGGATAAAATTCGGGTCATGGTTAAATAGGCCGCGCACGTCGTCATTAAGTACGTCGTCAAATGCGCCCGGCTTGATGATTTCACGAAACCCCCACAGGGGTTCTGAGCGGGAATTGAATACAGAGCCATAACCGATAATGCGTGTCGGCCCGTCGTCCCGCTGTTCAGCGCGTACCTCCCCGCTGTAGCAGCGCATTTCTCTGTCAGTCATCGTTATTTCCTTCAGTGGTTTTTTCATTGTCAGCAGACAGGCTGACTGGTTTAGCAGCATTGACGCTGACCAGCATTTCATCCAAACCATCAACGGCGTTCATGTCTTCGTTCTCACGGGCTTCGTTACGCGACATCCAACCGTCGGTAATAGCAAAATGGTAGAAGTTGGCGCGTTCTTGTGGGGTACCGCGAAGCAGACCAGAGAGGTTGAATCTGGCGTAATAACCGGCAGCAAGTTCCGCGCGGGTAAATAAACGACGGTTCATTTCCTGTTCCCAGTTCACAACCCACGGCATGATGGTGTGCCTGACAAACTGGATTGATTGCTGAGTGATATTGGAAAACGTCGCTTTTTCGAGGTCGTTGATCATATGTGCCGGTATATTGAAAATGCCGGCAATCTGCGAACGATTGAGCTTAAGCATGTCGATGATCTGAGCATCAACCGGTGAAACAGTCAGCGCCCTGTAATCCAGCTCCGCAGGGAGTAACATCGTCTTGTTCTCTTCGTTACGCAGCGCGGCAGCCGCTTTTTGCCAAAGACTCTTAAGACGCTCCCATGCTTTAGCGTCCAGCGGTGTGCCTTTTACAGACACAATCCCGGCAGGACGGGCATTACCGTTGAAGAAGTTGGTGGTGTATTTCTGCCCGCTCATCCCCATGCCGACCGTTTCAGCGTGCTGCATAATCGGGCTTAACCCCATTTTCTGGTTATTGCCCAACGCGCGGATGTGGATCATGTCGTCAGGATTAACAGCAAAAGCCCCTTCTTCGTTATACACACCGTAGGTGTAGCGGCCACCGGTATTAATCAACGTGGTTTCCCACGGCATACAGGCTTCAAGACCGGTGATCTCACCACTTCGGCGGTGTCGTAGGATTTTTGTATAACCGTTCCCCCAGCCTAAAATATGGCGCTCTTTCAGTTCCCGCCACTTATAGCTGGTCTGCCACGCATTCGGTTCGTCGTGAACCAGATAGAAGGCAGGATGGTCACGCGCCACCTCGACTTTCTTCCCCGTTTTACGCATAACGTGCAGCGGCATTTGTGCCAGGGATGACGACAACACATAAATACAGGCGTAAACCGCCGCAAGTCGCATAGACGTTTCGGGGCTGACGTAAACATCAGATTTAAAAAAACCGGCCTCTTCTAAAGAGTCACCGGTCAGAGGTGTTGCAGGGTTCTCCAGCGATTCGCTGCGAAACATGGCGTCAAATAGCACGGTATTTTCTCCTTGCGGCCACCAGCGCAAACAGCAACATTCCGGCACCCGCAACCTGTAGCGCCGTCGCTGTACCAAACTGAAGGTAAAGCCCCGCAGCGAGAAGGCCGAAACCGGCTATCCCGATAAGGTCGATTATCAGTGATTTCATAGAATGAGGAGTTCTTCGTCAGGATCTAAGTTAGAAAGGAAATCGGCAGGCTCATTGAGCATTGCACGACCGATAGCCATGATTAATGCAACAGCGCCGTCTATTTTGTTCTCAGCGGCTTCTTTGATAGGCCGAACAACATCATCATTACCAGGCAAATATTTGCCCACCACGTTGCTGATACACCACGTCATGATCGGGTTGCCATCATGATGGAAACGGCCTGACTCTATTGCCGCTTCAAGTTCTTTCATTGCATCACTCATGTTCGTGTAGTTCTGAACTATCGTAATAGGACTCAATCCCTCATCAGAAAGATGATGAGAAAGGTTTGTAGCTCCGTGCGGATCTATAGGCGACTCATCAACAGGATTCAGCCGGTTGGCCTCTTTTGCCTCTTCCAGAATTTCGCGATAATCAATTTCAGCACCCGGAGTGACCTGCAAAACCTTCATGTTTACCCACTTCTGGAAACGTTCAGCGGTTCTTCTGTCGTCAATTTCCGTGCTGTAAACGGTGTCATAGGGCACCCAAAATTTCGGTGCTATACAGTAATAATGTAATTTGCCGTCAATTGTCCGTGTGAATAACCTCGGCATTGAGTTCATGTCGAGCTTTCTGGCAAGGTCAAAAGCCAAATAACAGGAATGCCCCTCAAACTGCTCGAGCGTCAGCGTGGTGTCTTCGCACGCGCGCCAACTCACCATGTTGAAGAATGCAGACCGCGCAGAAACCCAGATATTCAGATGCTTGGTCTTAAATATGTTGGCCTGACGTGCGTTGTTCATTGCGCGCTGCTGCTGGCTAAGTAAAAAATCGCTGTAGACCGAAACGCCCATGTTGGGGTTGGCTTTTTTCAGCGAAACCGGCGAAGTCCAGTCATCACCATCATCCACGGTATAAATGATGCCGAATAGCTCATCGTTTAAAACCGTACCACTGAGCATCTCGATAACTTCCCGACGCTTGTCGTAGCAAGGCCCTTCAATGTTGTAGCCTGCCGTGGTGATCGCCCACATGAGCGGCTGGCGACGTGAGCCCATACCGGTCAGCATAGTGGTATAGAGTGAATCCGACTCATGTTCGTGATACTCATCGACGATCGCACAACTCGGCGAAGAACCGTCACCAGGGTTGCCAATGACAGGCTCAAAGCGCGCACCATCTTCCGGCCGGTTCATATTTGACGCATTCACTTCAATGCCAAACGCTTCACAGAGTAGCGGCGTTCTCTTGCACATTAGTCGCGCGGGGCGAAAGACTTCCCATGCCTGCTTTTCAGTCGTAGCACCGGAGTAAACTTCCGCACCAAACTCGTCATCGCAGGAAAAACAAAACAGGGCCACGCCGGCTGATATTGCCGACTTGCCATTTTTACGCGGGATCTCAGTGTAAACCTCCCGAAAACGGCGCAGCTTTGAACCTTTGTGAACCCAGCCAAATGCGCAACTCACGATAAAAAGCTGCCACGGCTCAAGCGTGATCGGCATACGCTTAAACGCCCACTCTCCCTTTGTGTGGGGTAACAGTTGAATAAACTTCGCCGCCTTTTCAGCGCGGTCTTTATCAAACCGGTATTTAAATTTCCGGCCTTTCTCTGCCGCTAAGTCGTCAATATGGCGCTGGCAGGCGTCAATGACATAACGGCATGCGACGATCCGCCCCTGCACCACATGACGGGCGTACTGATTCGCCGCATTAACATTCGGGTATGCTTTTCTTGTCATAGGTTTGTGAACGGATTCTTAGAGGTTTTCTTGCCTGCACCAATCAGGCGGGACCGGCTGCTGGGGTCTAAACCCAACATGCCACCGAATGAGG